AGCATGGACCTGGAGCGGTTTCAGAGGGCAGGAGAGAGTCTAAGTATGACTTTCCCACCTGGCCTCAGAAACTTGATCGTGTGTTTCCTTTCGACTGGTATGGATCAAGCTCTCTTGAGCCTGACACCTTCCCAAGCGATAGAGACACTCCTTCTCGGCTCATAGCAGTTCCTAAGGACCGTAAGGCCCCCCGGTTAATCTGCGCAGAGCCGACTAGTAACCAATATATGCAACAAAGCATATGGAGGTTCCTAGAGGAAAGGGTCAATCGTACAGTTCTTGGACGATCGATAACCTTCCGATCACAGGAAGCGTCGCAGATCGCGGCGCTAAGTGGCTCAGCATCGAAGTCAAATGCAACACTCGATCTGAGTGAGGCATCTGATCGTGTCAGTTGCAGGTTAGTAGAGTACATCTTCCAGGGATCTTCTCTGTTGGATGCGTTCCACGCCTGTAGGACTGACTACGTAGAACAGACACTGCATAGTGGGGCTGATCGCCTCATTAAGCTGCATAAGTTCTCGACGATGGGATCGGCGTTGACTTTCCCAGTGCAATCAATCATCTTCACTATCCTCTGTGTATGGGCTTACCGCCTATACCATGGTAGGGAAGACGACTGGTCTAACTGGGAGGCCGACTTCGATCAGGTTCGCGTCTTTGGGGACGATCTCATTGTTCCCAGAGAGGCATACAGGCTGACTACATTCGTTCTTCACGAATGTGGCCTACGTATCAACCCCAACAAGAGTTACTCGGGTGATAACTTCCGAGAATCTTGCGGGTGTGACGCCTTCAGAGGGGTCGATGTGACCCCACCGCGGCACCGTAGGATGTACGATGGCTCGGCCCCATCCACAGCGGCATTGATCGACTTTTCCAATAACCTTCACATGAAGGGATTTTGGAGAACCGCCGATCTAATGCTGAGCCTGGTACCCCTCCAAGAGCGTAAGCTCTTGTGGGTGTCAGGTTCGGATGAAGCCGCCCTGGGCCTTAAGACTTTCTGTAAGGATCCACCCCGTCCTCGACTGAGGTGGGATAGAAACCTACAGAGGTCCTATGGAGTTAGACTC